GGCGGTGGGCAGGCTGGTACGTCTGACCTGCTCGACCACATCCGACACCACGACATTCTTCTGGCACGGTCCATCCTGGCCGAGTTCTTGTGCCTAGGTGACACCGCGTACGGAAGCCGGGCAGTGGCGGAGACACAAATGTCCCTTTTCCTCATGGCGCTTAAAGGAATTGCGGATTACATCGCCTCTGTGATTAACAGAGGGCATCCCGGAGAGGCTGGTGGCATACGGCAGCTAGTTGATTTGAACTTTGGCCCTGATGTACCTGCGCCGGAGTTGGTTTGTACGCAGATATCCAGGCGAGACACCCAGGCACTGGCGGAGGCACTGGCGCGGCTTGTACAGGCTGGCGCAATCACAGTGGATCGTGACGTCGAGAACTGGGGGCGGAGCTTGGTGGGTGCTCCGCCGCTACCGGAGAAAGCCGAATCCGAGCAACCCCAGGGTGCTGAGAACAAGCAAACCCAGGGCGTGGCGCTCTCCGATACTGCAACACCAAGTGCAACTACCTCCACTCCTGGAGTCTATTGGCGCGAGCTTCATGACTGGGAAAAGCACGTGGACCTTGCTGAGTACGTGGAACGCCATGCGGACTTTGAGAGGCAATTCGTAGAGGCCTGGGAAGACCTACTTGCCACCCAGGTACGAGCCGTGCGTGATGAATTCGGCTCGGTGATGACCCGTGAAAAGCTTTTGCGTCTTCAAACGATGCGTCTCCCCGGAGGCGCCGAGTTTGTCGACCGGGTTTACAAGATCCTGACTGCGGCTTATGCCCATGGTCGCGAGAGTATTTACCGTGAGTTGATGGCGCAACTAAGAGCCCGGGTGGAGCCCACGATGCGGTTGGCTGAGGAGGAGTGGACAGCAAGAGAGGTACTGCGCGCCCAGGCCATTTCTGCCGGCCGGCATCTTGAAGAGCGCATCAGACACGCCATGGAGAGCATTATCCTGACCAGCCTAGCCCAAGATGAGGAGGTTCCCTTCTACGAGGTAGAGGAAAAGCTAACGCAGCTATCGCGGACACAAGCTAGCCTTGAGGCCCAAGCAACAATCCGCCCAGCTTGGGGGATGGGGCGGAATGATGGCGCCAAGCTTTTCGAGGACCTTGTGGACTACGGGTATTACAGTGCCATCCTAGATGAGAACGTTTGTGACATATGCGCCATGGAGGATGGGCGCAGAGTGCAGAAAGGCGAGCGTGCGACTCCAAACCCGCGGTGCCGCGGAGGCCCTAAATGCCGGTGCATCACGATCTGGATTCTCCGGAGCGAGGTCAAGCCGCAGGATGTAGCTGCGGCGTGGTATGGTGGGCGCCAGAAATGAGCGTTTGGTTTGCCCCCGAGAATGTGTGGCCGTACAATGCCTTGGGGGGTTGGAGCGATTTGTTGCATCCCTTTCTTTCCTCTCTTTTCTTCCTTTCCTCGTGAGGTAGACCAACAATAGCCGTTTAGGCTTCTTGCTTGAGGAGGTGAGGTTAATAACCCACAAGCTGGCGGTAGCTTCCGCCAGCTACTGTGTGCGCGAAAGGAGGTGAGCAGCGTGTCAGAAAACGTGCGGCTTGCGGAAAAGCACAGCCTGACCCAGATCGTGGAGAACTTTCGGAGCAAGGTCAGGGGGATAGACATTGCGATCGACATAGCGCACGACCCTGATCGGGGCGCGGCCGGATGGATTCGTGACCTGAAGGTTGCGCCGTCTAGCTCAGACCCCAACCGACTTGCCCTCTGGGCGAAGCCCGAGTGGACAGATCTTGGCAAACAAGTCGTAGGCTCCGTGTACCGGTACGTTTCGGCAGAGATCGGTCGGCACGTAGATCCAGAGACCGGAAAAGCTACGGATAACGTCTTGTTCGCTGTTTCGCTGACCAACCGGCCTTATGTGAAAGGGCTGAAGCCCGTCTCGCTGGATGACGAGTGGATCGAGGTCCTCCGGGAGGGGGACTACATCCATCCTGAGTACGGCGAAATCAGGATACGCGCTTCCGAAGTGCCCATCCTGCGCAGGATTTTGTCCTGGGTTTTGAGAAAGAGCACCGTCGCTGACGAACACGAGTACGAGCATGGAGAAGCGCAAATGGCCGAGCCCATGAGAACCGACGACGGTGTACAGTACCCGGCACGGGCGTATCTCTACGTGCCGGACCCCACAAAGCCAAGCACGTGGAAGCTGCGAATCATGGAATACGTAAATGGCAAGCTCATGATCACACGTGCGCAGCTTGGGCGCGCGGCAGCAGCCCTCTCCCCAGGCGGATTCCGCGGAAGAAGGGTGGAGCTGCCGCCGGAGGAGGAGAAGAAGGTGAAGAGGAAGCTGGTGGAGCTCTACCGGCAACTAGGTGTGCCGGACGAGGAGATCCCCCAGCACTTGTTTGAGGCAGAAGAGGAGAGAGAGGAGGTGAGCGTGAAAACCTTGCAGACCCTGCTGAAGGAGAAGGGCATCCCCGTTGGAGAGGACGCAGTTCAGTCCCTCGAACGGTGGATGGAGGGCCAGGAGCAAGTAATTCGCGCACTGCAGGAGTCGCTTAATGAGGCTGAGGCGCAGGCCAAGGAACTGAGCGAAAAGGCCAAGGCACTGGAGGCCCGAGTGGCTGAGTTGGAAAAGGCGCTTGCCGAAAAGGAGCGCGAGACGTTCCTTGCCGAGATGGTACGCCAGGCCAAGATCGCACCTGCCGACCTTGAGAAGTGGCGGAAGCGGTACGACGAGAACCCCAACCTGGTACGCGAAATCTTGCTCGAGGCCAAACCAGTGGTGGACCTGGGTACTGAAGGAAGCGACTCGGCCCAGGAGCCAGACACGCTTGAGGAGCGCCGTGCCACCAAGCTGGCGGAGCTTCTGAAGGAAGGGGTACCGCCAGAGGAGGCGTATGTGCGGGTGATGCGCGAAATCCAGTAAAGGAGGAGGTGAGACGATGGCTGCAGCGAAGCCCCTTCTCACGTGGAGTTGGCCGGCTGGCGAGGACCTTCATGAGCGGCAGTTTCGTGCTGTGAAGGTTGTTGACGCCCGGCTGGTACTGGCAGCCCCCAATGAGCACGCGTGGGGCATTCTGCTTAACCAGCCCCGTGCTGGCTCGGCGGGTTTGGTCATGATCCACGGCGTAACAAAGGCCGTGGTGAACGGAGGCGGAGGTAACGCAGTAGCCCCCGGAGACCCTCTGAAAGTGGGGCCGGAGGGGGCACTGGTAAAGGCCACGGAGAACGGCGACAAGGTCGTTGGCCGTTGCCTGGAAGCAGTTACCTCCGACGGGGTGGTGGCTTCTGTGCTTCTCACCCCGTTTGAGGTCCTTGTGGTCCCGAGCGAAGGGGCTGCAGGTCCGTAAATACCAGCAGCTAGTGCCTGAAAGGAGGTGAGAAATGCAACCCACTATCGAGCAAGTGCGGCCAGATAGGGTTTTGACGCAGCTAACCCAGGCATACCGTAACCCGACCTATATCTGGGATCAGTTCTTTAAGGTGATCCAGACTGGTGGCGCCGAAACCGGCCAGTACTTCATCTACGACCAGGAGCCGTGGTTCCGTACAGAGGCCACAATAGTTGCCCCTGGTGACACGCCACCGATCTCTGGCTTCTCAGTGTCCAAGGAAAGCTTCAAGTGCGAGGAGTACGCCATTTGTGTCCCGCTCCCTGTGCGCACTGAGAAGAACGCTGACCCCGCACTGAAACTCCGGGCGAGCATGGCTCTGTACACCGCCGACCAGGTGAACCTCCGGCTGGAGACTCAGCTTGCTAGCGAAGTATTCACGACCGGTGTATGGGGCACCGACTACACAGTGGCTACCAAGTGGGACGATCCAGCCGCTCGGTTCTTGGAAGACATCTCAGAAGCCAAGGAAATCATCCGTCGGAAGACCGGCCGCGAGCCCAACACGCTTGTGCTGGGTGCTTCCGTATGGGCCAAGCTGCGGTTCCACCCCGACATTCTCGAGAAGAAGAAGTACACAAAGGGCGGAGCCGCAACCATCCAGGATCTGGGCGAGTACCTCGAGCTCGAGACGATCCTGGTCGGTCGGGCGGTGTACAACGCTGCTCCGGAGGGCGCTGAGCCAGAGTACAAGGACGTTTGGGGCCCACACGCCTGGCTTGGCTACGTCGCTTCTACTCCCGGGCCAATGCAGCCCAGCGCCGGGTACACGATCGTCGCACGGCCCATGACCACTAGGACGTGGTTCGACGAGGCACGGGAGTCCACCATGATCAAGAGCTCGGTCATCGCAGACTTCGTGATCACCGGTAAGAACCTGGGCGTGTTCTTCCCTGACGTGATCACAAAGGCATAAGGAAAGCGGTGGGGGTCAGGCGAGCGGGGTCCTGACCCCCACCGCGGCGCGGGGGAGGCGAGATGCACCACTACGTAACGGTAGAGGACATCGAGCAGGAATTATCTTACCACTTCACTGAGGACACGACGCCCCCGGTCTCCGTGATAGAGAAGTTCATCGAGGAGGCCGAGGCCGACATAAACGGCGTTCTGTCCTCCGTCGGGGTGGCCGTGCCACTAATCAAAGAGGTGTCTCCCGGAGCAGTGGCGATGGTTCGTCAGGCTGTCATCGCCGCAGTATGTGCCAGGGTTCTCGGAGCACATGCGGGAATCGTGATGGACGAGGTTCCCAAAGAGTCACTTTACTGGCAGCGGTATCGGGATTTCGTGAACAGGATTCGCGAGCGGCCGATGATCTTGTACGACGCGCCGTTTACCAAAGTGCACGCACGGATAAGCGCTGTTCTTGAGGGCGATCCCAACTACCACAAAAGAAACTTCACTATGGAGGATGAGTTCTGATGCCGGGCGCGACGGTATTCGAGATTGAGATCGCCGGGGAGAAGCAGATCTCCCGGGTGTTGGAGGGCATAGAGGCCCGGGCGGAGGATCTGCGCCCCGTGTGGGATGTGATTGCCCAAGACTTCGGACGGATCGTGGCTCGCCAGTTTGCGACTGAAGGGGGGCTGGGCCGTCCATGGCCTCCCCTCAGCCCGGCCTATGCTGCATGGAAGGCCCGACACTACCCAGGCAGGCCAATTCTGGTGCGCACAGGTCGGCTCAAGGAATCCCTTGTAGGCCGCACCATAGACACCGTGGACGAAAGGACCCGAGACAGCCTAACACTGGGTACCGCAGTGCCATACGCCATCTACCACCAGAAGGGGACGAAGAAAATGCCCCCCCGGCCACCGATAGTGATTCCCGAAGCCGCCAAGGACCGTTGGGCTAGGG